CTAAAGAAAAACTTTGGGTTTGTTTATCTTATTACAAATAAGAAAACAGGCAAAGCTTATGTAGGTTGCAAGCAGTATTGGCATCCAGTAAAAAGAAAGAAGGGTAGTACTGCGGCAACTAAGAAAGAATCTAACTGGCTTATTTATATGGGTTCTTCTAAGTCACTGTTAGAAGATATTAAAAAGTTAGGCAAGAGAAGTTTTAAGTTTGAAATTATAGCTGAGTTTAAAAATAAAAGAAGCCTGAAATACTACGAGCTATACTACCAGATGAAATATAATGTACTGTCTTCTGTATTAGAAGGTACATACGAAGCGGCATATTATAATAACTATGTAGGTGGTAAGTTCTATAGGCCAGTACAAGAGTTTGAGGATGAACCAACAAAATATAAATAATATACTAGAGTTACGAGAAGAAAGTAAAAAAGATTCAAGCAATATTTTATTCTTATCTGTTATATACCAAGCTCTATTGGATGCAACTAAGTCTAAAAGTATTACTGAGTCAAGTAGTATTACATCTATAAGAAGAGAAGCTACCAATTGGTTCTTCGCTTCTATAGGTGTGACCAGTGAAAACTTTGAGTTTATATGTGACTACGCTGACCTTAATCCTAATAAGGTTAGGGAGTTTGCATCTTATGTTATTAACTCAGACAATAATAAAGAAGTAAGACATAAACTAAATCTTTTACTAAGGAGAAAAGAACTTGAATAAACATTTAAAGAAACTAAAGATGACGTACTTTCAGCACTTTGTATTTGCTTTACAGCTTGCTGTTGAAAGCCTCTTGACTGCTGTTGTACTTGTGATACATTCGGTATTCCCCTGTCTGTTTACAGACTACTTCTCAAATTGGATTGAAGCATGCCGTATCAGACTTAAACGCTGAAGGAGTTAAGTGGATGGCTGAAGAAAGAGATCACTATATCTTACGAAGAATGAAAGAGGATAGAGAGCAAGTGGAAAAAATACTAGACCATCAAAACAAAGCATTAAATACACAAGTAGGTGGTACTCACTACAAAGATTGTAAGATACAGCCTGTAGAGTATATCTATTCTAACGGGCTTGACTTCCTTGAAGGTAATGTAGTTAAGTATATTACCAGACACAGGACAAAGGGTGATGGTGAAGCTGACATACGTAAAGTAATTCACTACGCACAGATGATACTACAAATGGAATACAGTAAAGGAGACTAACCACATGCCTCAGATGACCCACCTTGGCATCAACATTAACCCCGCACAAGATCACTTGTTCGATGAGCTTGGTATTGCTAGGCTTAAAGAATCTTACATGATGGATAATGAGTTGTCTCCGCAAGAGAGATTTGCTTTTGTATCTAAAACATTTTCTACTGATAACGATCACGCCCAAAGACTTTATGACTATGCCTCTAAGCATTGGCTGTCTTACTCTACTCCTATCCTATCTTATGGGAGGTCCAAGCGTGGGCTACCCATCTCGTGTTACCTTAATTACATTGATGACACTGCTGAAGGGCTAGTCTCCAACCTATCAGAGACTAACTGGCTGTCCATGTATGGTGGTGGTGTAGGTATTGGCTTTGGTATTCGTTCTGCTGATGACAAGTCTACAGGTATGATGCCGCACCTAAAGATGTACGATGCCTCTAGCCTAGCCTACCGTCAGGGACGTACACGTAGGGGAAGCTATGCTGCCTACCTAGACATAGATCACCCTGATATTATCTTGTTCTTGGAGATGCGTAAGCCTACTGGCGATCAAAACTTCAGGTGCTTAAACTTGCATCATGGTATTAACATTAGTAATAAGTTTATGCAGCTTGTTGAAGATTGCATGACTGATCCCAACGTAGATGACAGCTGGAACCTACGTGAACCGCATACAAAAGAAATTAAAGAAACTATTTCAGCAAGGGATATGTGGCAGCGTATCTTGGAGATGCGTATGCAAACAGGTGAGCCATACTTACACTTCATTGATACATCCAATGAGAAGATGCCAGTATGGTTGAAGCAGCTTGGCTTGGAGATCAACCAGTCTAACTTATGCTCAGAGATTATACTACCTACCAATAAAGATCGCACTGCTGTATGCTGCTTGTCTTCTCTTAACTTAGAATACTTTGATGAGTGGTCTAAAGATAAAGGCTTTCTTAAAGATGTACTGGAGATGTTGGATAATACTTTGAGTAAGTTTATTGAGGATGCTCCTGATAGTATTAGTCGTGCTAAATATTCAGCAATGCGTGAGCGTAGTGTAGGTGTAGGTGCCTTGGGTTTTCATGCTTACCTACAGAAGAAGGGTATGCCTTTTGAATCTGCTATGGCTAAGTCTTCTAACATGAGAATGTTTAGACACATTAGATCAGGTCTTGACTCAGCCAACCTTGAGCTTGGACGTGAGAGAGGAGAAGCTCCTGATGCTAAAGGAACTGGACTACGATGCAGTCACGTAATGTCTATTGCACCTAATGCTTCTTCCTCTATTATCATGGGTAATACTTCTCCATCTATTGAACCGTGGAGAGCTAACGCATACAGACAGGATACCTTGAGTGGTTCTTTTCTAAACAAGAATAAGTTCTTAGATAAACTTATTAAAGATAAGTGTGAAGAGAATACTAACTTAAACTATGATCGTATTTGGTCATCAATCATTGCTAACGATGGTTCAGTGCAGCACCTACGCTGCTTGGACGACCAAGAGAAAGAGATATACAAGACTTCTATGGAGATTGATCAGCGGTGGGTGATTGAACATGCTGCTGATAGGCAGGAATATATTGATCAGTCTCAGTCACTCAATGTTTTCTTCAGGCCAGATGCAAACATCACCTACCTACATGCTGTACACTTCATGGCATGGAAGAAGGGAGTCAAGACTATGTACTACTGCCGCTCTGAAAAGATTGGTAAGGCTGACAAAGTATCACGTAAGATTGAACGGGAGATTATACAAGAGATTGATATGGAAGCACTTGCTTCTGGTGAGGAGTGCTTGGCCTGTGAGGGTTAGTATGATATACAAATGGTACTGCTATCTAAGATCAAAGGGATACGGAATTTTTACTAGCATATCCTGTGCTGTGTGTAACAGTAAATATGAGTTTAAACATATAGAAGACATACCAAGGCAATGGAAAGACAACAGAGGAAAGAGGCCATACTATGACCAGTAAACTAAAGCTTCAAGATAAACGTGATTACTTCAAGCCGTTTCATTACCCTTGGGCATATGACATGTGGTTGAAACATGAGCAGTCTCACTGGCTGCACACTGAAGTACCCATGATGGAAGACATTAAAGACTGGAAGAATACCCTCTCTACTGAGGAGAAGTATTTCTTAACTAATATCTTTAGGTTCTTTACTCAGTCTGACATTGATGTAGCTGGTGGGTACATAGATAATTACCTACCTAACTTCCCACAGCCTGAAGTACGCATGATGTTGTCAGGCTTTGCTGCTCGTGAAGCACTACACATTGCAGCCTACTCACACTTGATTGAGTCACTGGGTATGCCTGACTCTACATACAATGAGTTCTTGGAGTACGATGCAATGCGTGAGAAGCATGAGTACTTTATGGCTAATGTAAACAGTAAGAAAATATCTCTGCCTATTAAGATCGCTGCTATCTCTGCCTTCACTGAAGGGCTGGCACTGTTCTCTAGCTTTATCATGTTGCTCAACTTCCCACGCCACGGTAAGATGAAGGGCATGGGACAGATTGTAACATGGTCTATTGTAGATGAGACACAACATGCAGAGGGTATGATCCAACTCTTTAGAACTTACATCGAAGAGAACCGTGAGGAGTGGAACGACGAAACCAAGTCAACTATCTATAGCATTGCAGAGACTATGGTTGACCTAGAAGATAAGTTTGTAGACCTATCATTTAAGATGGGTAAGGTAGAAGGTCTTAGGGATACTGAGGTAAAGGAATACATCAGGTACATTGCAGACCGTAGGCTTATCTCTATGGGTATGAAGGGTATCTTCAAGGTCAAACGTAATCCTCTGCCTTGGGTAGAGACTATGATTAATGCACCTACTCATACTAACTTCTTTGAGAACCACTCCACTGACTATGCAAAGGGTGCATTGAGTGGTAGCTGGTCAGAAGTATGGGCAGAAAGTGCTTGACAGATAAACAAATATAGTGTATAAGGATAATGATTATGGAACTTACTGCTGAAATAGCTAGAGAATTATTAACTTACAATCCTGATACTGGTAAACTCTTCTGGAAAGAAAGACCAGTAAAATATTTTAAGAACCAGAACCCTAGCTATGCAAAGCGTTGGAATAATAGATGGGTTGGTAAAGAAGCATTTACATCCATTAATCGTAACAAAAAATCCAACCATCGGCGATTACAGGGTCGTGTTCTTAGCAAAAGATATTACGCACATCGTATAACATGGTTAATATATTATGGTGAGTGGCCTAAAAATCAAATAGACCATATAAATCAAGACGCTACAGATAATAGAATAAAAAATCTTAGGGATGTAACTAAAGCTGAAAATAATAAAAATAAAACATTACAAAACAATAATAAAACTGGTTATTTAGGTGTGAATAAACATCATGGAAAATATCGTGCAGAAATAAGTGTTAATAATATTAGAAAACATTTAGGATGTTATGACACTGTTGAAGAAGCAGCAGCAGCTAGAGCAGTAGCAAATATTAATTATAATTTTCACCCTAATCATGGGAATGAAAAAAAGGAACATAGATGAAGAAATCACCCAACACTGTATACATAGGCTATGATCCTAAAGAGGATACAGCCTATGAAGTTTTAAAGTTTACCATTGAACGTATAGCCGTAGATAATGTACGTGTTGTACCTATCCGGCGTGATGTCGCAGAGCGAATGGGTATGTACACCAGAGAGTTTGATGTAGTTGATGGACAAACTATTGATAAGATTGATGGCAAGCCCTTCTCAAGTGAGTTTAGTTTCACTCGCTTCTTGGTACCAGCCATGAACATGTATGAAGGCTGGGCCTTGTACATGGACTGTGACATGTACCTACGTACTGACATCAATGAAATATTTGAAGAGTATAACTCAGACTACTACCCACTATACTGTGTTAAACATAAGTATGCACCGGGTGATGGTGTTAAAATGGATGGACGTAAGCAAGAGAACTACCGACGTAAGAATTGGTCTAGCCTAATGCTCTTTAACTGTGGTCATAAGCTCAATAAGATGCTTACTCCTTCTCTTGTAAACACAGAGACTGGTGGATACTTGCACGGCTTTGAGTGGTTGCCTGATAAAGATTCTGATATTGGTAGCATCCATGAAGAATGGAACTGGTTGGACAATCATTCTCCAGAAGACATGGATGCCAAGAACGTACACTTTACAACAGGTGGTCCTTGGTTTAAAGATTGGAAGTGTGGCCGGACCACTGATGGTAAGTATGCAGCCGAATGGAATGGGGATTATACATACCTAGCAGGGCGAGGCAGAGTAAAGCCAATGGACATGTATGATGAAGTATAAGTTTGTAACATGTTTCAATGAAGACTACCTACAGAAGATGTCCTCTCATCTTCTTAGGTTGATGTCTACCTCGTGGGAATCTTCTATAGAAATTCATTGTTATTACTACGATGTAGATATTAAAAAACATTCTCTTCCTAAAGCTGCTAACATTTTCTATCATAACTTAGAAGAGATGGAAGAATACAATGAGTGTATGGAAGCCAATAAAAAACACAACGGTACTGAAGGAGGAGCAGTACAGTACAACCGTTCAATAGATGCTGCTACATTTATACCTAAAGTAATGGCTCTAACTGAAGCTGCCTTTGAGAACGAGAAGTGTTGGCTGTTCTGGATAGATGCTGACACTATCTCTAAGAAAAACATTACGGTAGATTCTATTGATAAGATGTTACCCATTAACGAAGATAAGTGTGACATAGTTTATCTAGTAGATGACAAAGATGAGCCAGACTATTTTCTACAGGGCTTTAATCTATCACGTCAGACAGCCGTTGATATGCTTGGTGATCTACGTGGTTGCTATATCTCTAGTGAATTTTTAAACTATCGTGAGTGGTTTGATGGTTTCATTATGAGTAGGCTGATGACTATCTATACTGCACATGGTATGCGAGTGCATGAGTTAAGCTTACAGAACTCTATAGTAAATGATTTGTTTATTCATCTCAAGGGTAGTACTAACATTGCTCTTAGGGATGCTGAAGGACAGCGAGTATTTAAACTGTCTGAGGAAGCAACCTCTCCTGACATCTTACCTAATAGGTACAAGCAGCTTGCTGATATTATAAGGAACTACAAGCCAAAGACTATCTTGGAAACAGGCACATGGAATGGCGGACGTGCTATTGAAATGGCTTTGGCCTCCTTTGAAAACTCAGATGAGCTACACTACATTGGCTATGATCTATTTGAAGATGCCAGTATTGAAGTTGATGAAGAAGAGTTTAATGTAAAACCTCATAACACTTATGCCGCAGTCACCAAGAGACTGAATGAGTTTACTGAAGTCATGAAGAAGACTAATAAGAAGTTTACTTTTGAACTTCGCAAAGGAAATGTACGTAATACTCTTACATCTCTAACACTAGGTAAGATTGATCTTGCCATGATAGGTAGTGGTAATAGTATTAAAACTGTAGAGCATGAATATGCCATGCTTAAACATGTTCCTATCATAGTGATGGATCATTTCTTTACTAAGGATGACGACGACAACACACCGCCTGAAGAATATCATGGAGTTAAAAATGTCTTTGATGCGATACCTACGAAGAAAGTTGACGCTCAAGAAACTACTGAGGATGGTTGGACTGTATTCGATGAGTCCACTAATGTTAGGAAGTACGTTCTACCTTCTAGTGATAATGTCGTTGGTGGTGGGCATACTCATC